AACCACCGCGCTATTACGACAAATGGCTGGAAGAAAATCATCCAGCCCTCTCCTTCCAGGTCCGCTACAAAAGAGACCAGGAAGCTAAAACCCTTTCTGATTACACTCTCTCATCGAAAGAGAAAATCCATCGAGCTCGTGTCGAGCTCTACGAATCTCGAGGAAAAATTTAATGATCAAACATCTCTTCACAGTCTATGACTCCGCAGCTGGTCTTTACCTTGACCCTTTCGTTGCGCCAACCATCGAATTCGCCATACGGGAATTCCGTCAGATCTGTAATCAGGAAGGACATCAATTCAACAAGTTCCCGACTGACTACGCCCTTTTCCACATCGGGGAATTCAACGCGGAATTGGGCGAAGTCCTTCACCTAAATCCCACGGCTCTCGGCGTAGCCGTGACATTCATCGAACAGCAACAACTCCCTCTTGGAGATGACAATGGCTAAAGATATGGTCCAGGTGCGGCGCGGCCGCACAAATCAATTCGCTCAAGAACCGCAAATCAAGATTGGGCGTTCTCAATTCGATCGCTCCCATATGGTGAAAATGGGATTTGACGCATCTTATCTCTATCCGATCCTGGTAGACGAAGTTCTCCCAGGCGATACGTTCACCTGTAATCTGACCGGCTTCTGCCGTATCACTCATCCGCTCGACGCCCCTATCCTGGACAACATCACTTTGGACACCTTTTTCTTCTTTGTCCCCAACCGGCTGGTTTGGGACAATTGGAAATACTTCATGGGTGAACACGATGCAGCTGGCGCCCAGGACACCGATTACACGGTCCCCATCTTTAATGACAGTACAGTCGTTTCACACGATGCTGGCATCTATTCAGTGGCGCGCCTCATGGCCCATATGGGCCTTCCGGATGGGTTGGACCCATCCGCTACAGACATCAGCGCCTTACCTCTCAGGGCTTACGTCAGGATTTATAACGAATGGTTCCGAGACCAAAATCTCATCGACGAAGTGTCGATGTATACAGACAACGGCCCGGACATTTATGCAGGTCCGTATGCTCTCAGAAAATCCGCGAAAAAGCACGATTACTTCACCTCTGCTCTGCCCTATCTTCAAAAAGGCGATGCAGCCGAAATTCTCGGGACTCTCACCACTCTCGACGTGGAAACCCTCGCCGTCGAAGGAAATACCATCACGGTTGACAGTGCCTCAGGCCAACGTGATCTCGATAGCGGCGCTGCCCAGGTAGACATCAGCGCATCCAATACGGGTTCAGCTCTCTTCGTCGACGTATCCTCGCTGGGTGTATCGATCAACACCCTTCGTGAGTCCGTTGCAATTCAACGCCTCCTGGAGCGGGATGCCAGGGGCGGTACTCGCTATGTGGAATTGATCAAATCTCATTTCGGAGTCACGAATCCTGATTTCAGGCTCCAGCGCCCCGAATATCTCGGCGGTGGCCAATCCTTCATCAATATCAATCCCGTGGCCGTTTCAGCTTACACGGCCACCGATCCAACCGGAAAAGTCAAAGGCTTTGGAACCGGTGTAATCTCCGGTCACGGTTGGGCTAAATCATTCACCGAGCATGGTCATATCATTGGCCTAATCCGTGCTCGAGGTGACATCACATACTTTCAAGGTCTGGACCGTATGTGGTCCAGGTCCACGAGGTATGACTACTACATCCCGGCTCTCGCCCATCTGGGTGAACAAGCCATCTACAAAAAGGAGCTGTTTGTAAACAACGACGGCGCCACCACCGATGATACCGTTTTCGGGTATCAGGAACGGTGGGCGGAATACCGCTACAAACCCTCCAGGATCACGGGAGTCCTCAATCCTGACGCGGCGTCGGCTCTCTCCTTCTGGCATCTCGCAGAAGATTTTTCTTCAGCTCCGTCCCTTAATCAAGCCTTCGTCGAGGACAACACGCCCATGGATCGGGTGACAACTACCGATACGGGCGATCAATTCTTGGCCGACATCTGGTTTAACTACAAGTGCGCTCGGCCCATCCCGATCCACTCCATCCCCTCCCTCACGGACCGGAGGTTCTAATGGGACCCGCTCTCGCCGCAGCTATACCGGCTGCATTGGGCGGCATTGCTGGCTTTTTGGGCGGTGAACGCCAAAATCAACAAGCCAGAAAAGAGGCTGCCCGTAACCGTGCCTTTCAAGAACGGATGAGAAATACTCAATGGCAGGCGGCTGTAAGCGACATGACGGCGGCTGGTATTAACCCAGCCGTAGCCTACTCCAAAGGGCCCGCCGCTGCACCCAGTGGCTCAGTGGCCCCTCAAGAGGACGCCATCGGAAAAGGTGTAACCTCCGGTCTCGGCGTGAAAATGGCGAAGGCCCAGCTGGGCCTTATCGCCCAACAAGCCAACGCGGCTTCAGCGCAAGCCCAGAAAACCCAATCGGAGAACATCAACCAACAGATGGTGAATAAACTCTGGGGTACCTGGGCCTCTCCTGGATCATGGAGACCCACGAACCCAGGACCCCTATGGCTGAAAGCGGAAGCGGAAGCGGCAAACGCTAGCGCGCTAGCGCGCCTAAACTCCCTCTCCATTCCCTCTCAGAAAAATCTTGCAAACATTGCAGGATCCAGCGCAGGTCAGAACCTGGCCTGGATCAAATACCTGCTAAACATCCGGAGGAAAAACTAATGCCAGAACCTCAACTCGATGCTCGAGGTCGTCCTCGAGCTCAATATCAGACCATTAATGACGGTCCTGAGCTCACGGTTCAGTCCGATGCTGGCCAGGCCGACATTAAACAAATTCTCAAGCGATGGAAAAACGTTGGAATCGTTGACCACCTCGCTATCACGGAAGCTTCCTTCAAAGACGTGTCCGAATTCTCAGACTACGCGGACGTGATGAGGACCGCACAAACCGCCAATGAAGAATTCATGAAAATGCCTTCCAAGGTCCGGGAGATCTTCGGTCATGACGTGGCTAATTGGCTTGATACTGCCCACGATCCTGAAAAGCTTTCTCAGCTCATTGCAGAAGGGAAAGTTGGACCTGACCAGGAGCCAGCTGTACCTCCTCCACCGGCTGGTGACGGTGGAAATGATGAACCGGGGAATCCCGGTCCCTCAAATCCCTAGCGGGTACCATGAATCCCGCTGAAAAAACCGCTGGCGGGTGTTGCCCCTGTTTGGGGCAACTCCCGACAACGGTTCGACAACCGCTCGACAGAGCGGGCGTCAGTACCTCACGGCACATATCCCTACTTGTCATATATGTGCCAGGTGACCCAAAGTCACCTAAACCCTCAAAAAACTCTGTCTAACTATGGTAGACATCTATCAATACCTCCGTTACTTCGATCGATCCGAATTTTCGAACCCCGACGGCATGGCAACAGAGCTACTTCTTAAACTCGACTGGGCCCGTCATAAATCAAAACTGCCTTTCAACATCACTTCCTCTTATCGTGCGAATGACGCGCGTAATCATGGAAAAGGATTGGCAGTAGATATCGCTTGCAACAACTCGGCCCAGCGGCTTATCATGCTAAAAGCTCTTCTCGCCGTCGATTTCGAGAGGATCGGCGTATACTCAAATCACATCCACGTAGACGTTGCACCTGACAATCCTTGTCTGTGGCACGGCTACTATGATCAGGAGTAGGAAATGCGAAGACGTAAAATGTCCCGTCGAAGCTCCAAACGTGCCTTCAAAAGAGGCGCCCGCCGTAAGCACTCGAAGAATTCCTACGACTCCTACAATATGAGAGGGGGCATCCGACTCTAATGGCGTGCTACTCCCCTCTCACTCTACCAGTCAAACACAAACCCATCACAAAGGGGGGTAGACACATCTGGGGGGAACGTGTCCTCCCCTGCGGCTCATGCCTTGGCTGCCGCGCAAAACAAGCCCGGGACTGGGCTATCAGAATCATGCACGAAACCCAAATGCACGAATCAGCTTGGTTCGTGACTCTCACCTATTCAAACGAAAATATCCCAGAAAATGGTTCGCTTCATCCTGAACATTTTCGAACACTCATTAAGGATCTGCGCCGGAAAAGACCCAGTGGATCCCTCTCATACTTCGCCTGTGGCGAATACGGAGACCAAACGCAACGGCCACATTACCATGCGGTGCTGTATGGTCTTCCTCTTCTGGATAAGTATCCTTTCAATTCTGCTGGCCGGAATCCTACTTGGCGGTCCCCGACTCTGGAATCTTATTGGCCTTATGGTCACTCAGAATTCTCTACCGTAACTCCGGGATCCGCCTCCTACGTGGCCGGCTATGTCAGGAAAAAACTGTCGAAAAAGGCGCACCCAGACGCCTATACACGAGTGGACCCCGATACGGGCGAACTCGTGGAAATAACTCAAGAATTCTCCCGAATGTCCCTCAAACCAGCGATAGGAAAACGCTGGATCGAAAAATACTACTCAGAAGTCTATCCCAAGGACTTCGTGGTCCTAGACGGGAAAGAATTCAAACCACCGCGCTATTACGACAAATGGCTGGAAGAAAATCATCCAGCCCTCTCCTTCCAGGTCCGCTACAAAAGAGAC